ATCTCTTGACGGACTAGAAGCAAACTTTAAAAGACGTATAAGCAGATCTTCAACAAAGATGGTTGAACCAACAACTCAATACACAACTGCAGCACTTGCTGGAAAAAGCGGTATTGATGGAGCACAATCAAAAGAAATAAACCCAGGACTAGTATATATAAACGGCTATGGAATGTTTGATGTAATCACCCCACCATGGAACTTGTATGAGTTGGCAAACTATTACGACACATCTTTTGCAAACCACGCAGCCATTGATGCTAAGGTAGAGAACATCGTTGGTCTAGGTTATGAGTTTAAGGTTTCTCAAAGAACAATGATGAGACTTGAATCATCAGAAGATAATAGCGCAACGCAAAAAGCAAGAAAAAGAATTGAACGAGCAAAAATTGAAATGCGTGATTGGATAGAGTCTCTTAACGATGACGATTCATTTACAGCAACAATGGAAAAAGTTTACACAGACCTACAGTCAACTGGAAACGGATACTTAGAAATAGGAAGAACTACTCGTGGAGAGATTGGATATGTTGGACATATCCCATCAACAACAATGAGAGTTAGAAGAATCAAAGATGGCTATGTTCAGATTATTGGAAACAAGATTGTTTACTTCCGTAACTTTGGAGCAAAAAATCAGAATCCACTAACTACAGATGCTAGACCAAATGAAATTATTCACTTTAAGCAGTACTCGCCTCTTAACACATTCTATGGAGTGCCAGACATTATGTCGGCAATTAACTCATTGCATGGAGACTCACTTGCTTCACAATACAATATTGATTACTTTGCAAATAAAGCAGTACCAAGATACGTTGTAACCCTAAAGGGTGCAAAACTTTCTGGAGACGCAGAAGATAAGATGTTTAGATTCTTACAGACAAATCTCAGAGGGCAGTCACATAGAACTCTATATATTCCATTACCAGGAGATAGCGAAAACAATAAGGTAGAGTTTAAAATGGATCCCATTGAAGACGGTATACAAGATGGCTCCTTTAAAGAGTATCGTAAACAAAACCGTGATGACATTCTGGTAGCACATCAAGTTCCATTGTCTAAACTTGGAGGTGGCGATTCTGGATCTATTGCAGCAGCACTTGCACAGGATCGCACCTTTAAAGAGCAGGTAGCAAGACCAGCACAAAGACAAATTGAAAAAATGATCAACAAGATTGTCCGTGAAAAAACCGATATTCTTGAGTTTGTTTTTAATGAATTAACCTTAACAGATGAAATTGCACAGTCTCAAATTCTTGAAAGATATGTTAAGAATCAAATTATGACTCCAAACGAGGCAAGAGTTCTTTTGGATATGCCACAAAGAGAAGGTGGCGACGAGGTCTTAGATCTTAAAGCAACCGCAGCAGCAGAAGCAACAACTACAAGAGCCAGAGACTCTGCAAGAACAAATAATAATTCAGACAGCACTTCAACAGTTGCTGGAAGAGCACCAAAGGGAGAGGGAAGAAAAACTCCTTAATGTCCTATATGTCCATATTGTGATATATGTGTAAAAGGGGGCTTATAATATGATAGTGAGTAATATATCCAAAGCCCATTGGAACTCTAATGGGGAAAATTTGCGTCTTTCAATGCCTTTTTCAAAGGTAGACAAAGAGCGAAGAACCGTATCTGGATTTGCATCTCTAGACAACATTGACAAGCAAGATGACATTGTTACAGCAGAAGCGTCAATGGATGCCTTTGCAAAATTCCGAGGAAATATTCGTGAGATGCACCAGCCATTAGCAGTTGGTAAAATGGTTGACTTTAAAGCAGAAAAATATTTTGATCCAGAATCAAAAAAGTTTTATAGCGGTGTTTTTGTATCTGCTTATGTTTCAAAGGGTGCACAAGATACTTGGGAAAAGGTCCTTGATGGAACTCTTTCTGGTTTTTCAATTGGTGGAAGAATGAATAAATGGGATGACGGGTTTGATGAAAAATCAGACAAGGCAATTAGAATTATTAAGCAATATGATTTGATAGAGTTGAGTCTTGTAGATTCACCAGCAAATCAGTTTGCAAATATTGTATCAGTTGAAAAGGTTGATGGAGTCGATGTGTTTAAAGCAGATGCCACCGTACTTGAAAATGTTTTTTATGATAGAGAGTCTGGTATAGTACAGATTTCAGAGAATGAGTCAGAAGTAAGTCCTACAACAGGCAATGCTATGGAAAATATAGGTTTCGTTGAAAAAACGGATAATGAAAAAACAACAATGATAAAATTCTTAGTTGATAGTGCTAAAGGCATTAATACTTCTAAGATTAACAAGGAGGTACAACCTATGACAAAATCAAAAACACAAGTTGAAAAAACAGATGTGCTTGAAGATGTTATGGTCGCTCCAGAGGCAGATGCATCAATTGCAGAAGTTATTGAAGAAGTTGCTAAGGCAGAAGAGGTTGAGACAACAGATGTTGTCAAGGCAGACGAAGTTGTAGCAGAAGAGATTGCTAAAGCAGAAGATGCTGAAGCAGTCGAAACAGTAACAGAAGCAGTTGTAGAAGTATCTAAGTCAGAAGAGGTAATTGCAGATGCAGTTACTGAAATGAAAAATACTCTAGAATCAGCCTTTAGCGATCTAGTGTCAACAGTAAAATCTTTGCAAGCAGAAGTAGAACTTCTTAAGTCTTCAAAGGTAGACGTTGATACAGTAAAGGATTCATTTACAGCAGTTGCAAAAGATATTGCAACAGTTTCAAGTGAATTTAATGAATTTGGAAAACGAGTAGACGCTGTGGAAGCAGACACCGCATTCCGAAAGTCTGGAGATATCGGCGATATCTTTCAGTCTCAACCTGAAATGGTTGAAAAATCCCTATGGGGCGGTAGTTTCCTCAAAACAGCCGATCTATTCAAATGAAAAAATCACTAGGAGGTGACAATATGTCAGAAGAAATAATCAAAAACCAGCCAGGCGCTGAAGCAAATCTAGGAGGAGAAACTCCAGGTCTGTATCAGGGTCAAGGTGCTTTCGCATCAGGTGGTATTGGTGGAGTAGCAACACCAGGTGCAAGTACACTTGGAAATATTCCAACAGCAACCCTTGGATCTACAAGCGGAGCAAACGCTGTTAACCCTAGTGGTTCAGCGGCTTCTGGAATTTTGCGCCCTGAGCAGGCACGTCGTTTTATCGACTATGTTTGGGACGCAACAGTATTAGCAAAGGATGGCCGTCGTGTAACAATGAAGGCTAATTCTATGGAACTTGAGAAGGTAAACGTCGGTGAGCGTGTAATTCGTGCAGCAGCGCAAGCAATTGGTACATACACAAACACAGGTGCAACATTCTCTAAGGTCGAACTTACTACCAAGAAGATTCGTCTTGATTGGGAAGTAACAGCAGAATCATTGGAAGATGGTGTAGAAGGTGACGCTCTAGAAGATCACTTGGTACGCTTAATGACCAACGCATTCGCAAATGATATCGAAGATCTCGCTATCAATGGTGACGGAGCGACAGGCTCATTCTTGTCAATCATGGACGGATTTATCAATAAGGAAAAGACTGGAACAGGTGCTGGACAAGCACACGAGTCAGTTGTAACTGTAACAGATAACGCCTGGACACCTGAAGTTATGCAGGGAATCATCAATGCAATGCCACGTAAGTACCGTGCACTTAAGAACAATCTTAAGTTCTACGCAGGTACAGATGTATTCGGAGGAATCGTTAAGAATAACGGTACCCTTGCAGATGCAGTTGCAGAAGCATTCACTGGCCGTATGCCAGGAAGCACACAGTCAAACCGTCAGAACTATCTAGATGGACTCGGACAGACATTCGGTGGAGCACGTACAACACGTGTTCTCGGAATTGAAGTTCAGGAAGTTCCTTACTACCCAGCAGGCTTTGTCGACTTGACATTCCCTGCAAACCGTGTATGGGGATTCCAGCGCGACATCGTTGTAAACCGTGAGTACGTAGCAAAGAAGGACACAATTGAGTACACAGTATTCGTCCGCTTTGGTATTCAGTGGGAAGAAGAGGATGCAATTGCATTCGCTGATTCTGCATCAGATTCATAATCTGTAATCAGTACCTTTAATGGGGGGCGGGAGTTCACTCTCCTGTCCCCCTTAATACTTTAATGATATAATACAAACAAGGAGGATACAATGGAAAATAATAATTATAACAATCCGTTTTCAGCAGAAAATGCAGAAGAGCATGACTATGTCGAAGCACCAGTAGTAGAAGTTGCAGTAGAGCCTACAGTAGAACCTGTAGTTGAAGCAGTAGTTGAAGCAGTGGTAGAAGCACCAGCAGTAGTTGAGCCAGTTCAAGCACTAGGCTTTACAGAGACAGGTGCTATTGGATCAATGGCAGCAGACGGCGCAAGTAAAACAATTAACACAGATGTAAACCTTTCAGGAAAGGTGGCGCTTCACTCAACAAAGAGCGTTCACTGGCAAGAAGTTGGAACTCTTAGCAGAGGATATAATATCGTAACACAAAAGCAAGCAGACAAGTGGCTAACTAGATCACATGTTAGAGTTGCTACACCAGAAGAAATCCAGAAGGCTTTCGGATAATTAAAGATGGAGATATTGAGAGTTTCGCCGTATTCAGATATACCTGTTAATTTTGTAGTTCCTGCGGGAATAACATCATCAACTATAACTGTTAATATAACTGATATGGCGGATCTCTCAGTATCAACATTAACATTTTTAAATAAGGTATCAGGAAACAATCTCAGCATATCTTTACCAGGTAAATATGATTCATCTTATAGGGTTGAGATTGTTAAAAATCTTGGGGCAGTTGGAGAAGCAATTCTTCAAGATGAGACTTATGAAGTTGTAAGACCATACGTTGACCCATTAACAAAAGCAAGCACTGCATCAGACATATCAAAATACTCTGTAAATGAAGAAATTGCAAGAGCGGTAATAGATTCTGTAATTCCAGAAGGATTTTATTATAAGAAAAAAGTTTTACACTTTGAAGGAACTGGAGCAGATTATCTTCCAGTTTGGGATGATGTTAAAAAAGTTTTGACGGTATATGAAAACAATAAATTAGTAGAAGATAGAGAATACGAAGTCTCGTCAGACAAGACAGCAATTATTGAAAAGTCAACAGACAACATTAATAGAGCAGAATCAGCACCACTAGTTTTGCCTGCAGCAGCATCTGACTCCCTAGATCCTCAGTTTATCTATAGAGGGTTTGGAAGAGGTTGGGATTATCTAGTAACTGTTGAGCATGGATATACTGCAGTTCCATCAGACATTGTTAGAGCAACAGAAATGCTTGTTCACGATATAGAGTGTGGCAAATTAGATTATTACAAGAGATTTATTTCTTCTTACAATACAGATCAATTTAGAATTCAATTTGACAAGGGTCTTTTCGAAGGAACGGGAAATATAATTGTAGACAAGATACTTTCAAAGTATGCTAAGTCTATTACAAAACTTGGGGTGTTATAATGACAGTTTGCGAAAC